AGAGTTCTTCATCTTTGCAATTGCTCTCCATGTAAATAGGAGTGCAAGGTCGATACGCATCTTCTCACCTTCAGAGAATGATGCATAGGAGAATTCGTCACGAAAGCGTGACTTGATTGTCTCATTAAAGTTTTCGTCCAAGTTAAACTGTACATAAAAATCCATAGAGGAAAGGTATGTATTAACTAACTTGTTCATAATAGGTAGGTACTGTTTTACAATCTTTGTTTTGATACCACTATCTTGTAATAGATTACGAGCAACATCAACGTAGAACTTGTCTTCATTTAACTTAGACTTCTGTTCTTCTATTAGTTTAATCTGGCCTTTTAGTTCTGCAAGTTTTACTTTATCATCATCAGACACAGAACCCTGTGTATAAGTTTCGATATCTTTCTGCAACTTTACATTGAACTTTTCCAACTCACTTATGGAAGAACGAATCTTTGCAATCTCAACATCATGTTTTCTAAATGCTTCTAGATTCTCTCTAATAGTTTCTAGTCGTTCTTGTTCTTCTCGTTCCATTCGTTTGGCGTCTGAGATTGCTCTGTTGAGTTCTCCGACTTTGGTGTTACGAGTTGCAATCTGCGTCTGCTTTGTAGCATCCGTAATGTCCTGCTCGCATGTCGGACATTCTGCGTTCTCCTCGAAAAAGTTGATTTGCCTTTCATATTCACCTCTTTTGTTCTGTAGGGCTGATTCACTTCTACTTAGTTTGCGAATCTTTTCTTCTAACTTTATCTTCTGTTCACTATCATATGACAGAGATACCTTTGCCTTATCTAGTAATACAATAGACTCTTCTTTAGTTTGGATTGATTTCTCATTTCCAGATATCTTAGACTTACTCTCTTCAATGATTGAAGATTTGTTTTCAATAACATCTTCTATAAATCTTTGTTGTAGAGACGCCTTCTCTCTTGTTAAATCAAATTGCGCCTCAGTATTCCGTATATTCTCATTTAGTTCTTTTGTTTGATTCTTTAACAGGAAGTTCATCAAAGAGAAAATCTTAATGTCTAGGATATCCTCAACAACCTCACGGCGTGCCTTAGTAGTAAGTTGCATGAATGGTACAAAAGTAGAAGAACCTAGAATAACAACTTGTGTAAAGGAACGATAGTTCAGTCCCATAATTTGTTGTTCTAGATACTTCTGATAGTCACGAGCGTTTGCATCTTGATTAATCATGTTATCGTTAACATATACTTCAAACTTATTAGGTTTGATACCACGAATAACCTTAACGTCCTTACCGCCCACGTTAAACTCGACCTCAACCACAGACCCACCGTTATTTACAGTGTTCACCAATTGTTTCTTGGATATGTTTCTGAATGGCTTGTTGAACAAACCAAAGCATAATGCATCAAGAATGGTAGACTTTCCAGCACCATTCTCTCCAATAATCAAAGTAGATGAACTTCTGTCCAACTGTATTTCTGTAAAGTTATTCCCTGTCGAAAGAAAATTCTTCCAACGTACAAATTTAAATGTAATCAAAGTTCTAAGTCACTCGCTTCTAAGTATAACGATTTCATCATAGAGGTTAGTCTGTTTTTATCTAACTCTACATCCAATTCATCAATATATCGCTCCAACACCGTCATGGTATCTTCTGCATTTTCAACAATCTCATCAGACACATTAGATGCATCTAATTCACTAAAGTCCTCTACAATCTTCACCTCATGGGCGCCTGATTCGGACAACACTTTGTCAACAAACCTATCGAACTGATAGATATCTTTTTTATTAACAACGACTATTCTAACATACTTGTCCTTTAATGTCAATACGTTAAAGTCAGAAAAATCTTTTACTGAATCGTCATAGTATACTTTTTCAAATATACTGTATGGATTTACAATACGTTCTAGTTCTCTGGTGTCTGTGTCAAATACATGGAAACCTTTGGGACAGTTATTATCAGCCCAAGTCATTTGATAGGTAGTACCAAGATAGTATACCTGTCCATCATCAGACTTCTTGTGGAAGTGTCCACTGAATACTGTATCGAATTTCTTTAGGAATCCTTTATCATATCCATTTTCAGACTTTACCCCAGCGTGCATTTCGAAACCATTAATCTCCAAGTGTCCCATTGCAACCTGTGCCTTGGTTTCTTGAATATGTTGCATAGTCTCTGCATGGTTCTCTGGGCAAATCCAAGGAATAAAACAAATAGGTGTACCGTCAAAGTCCACTGTAGTTGTTGCTGGATATGTATGGATGTTTGGAAACTTACCGTTAATCAACTCATCTAGTGAGTTCACTTCATTTGTGTTTTTATAGAATGTATCGTGATTACCAACCATCATATGGACAGTAACACCTAAGTCTACAAACTTCTGTAAAAACCTCTCACGAAAGTCTTTAGCAATCTTATAGGAAACAAACTTACGTCTGTCCATAACATCACCTAAGTGAATAACCGTATCAATACCATTAGCTTCTATGTATGGGAAATATACCTCTTCCCAAAACTTATAAAAGTAATCGTTGAATGCTAGGTTATCATTTCGTGCGCCAAAGTGGGTATCAGTTATTAGCGCTATCTTCATTTATCTCTTCACCTTGTTCATCATAAAATTTTTCAAGTCCTTTTGGTTCTTTCTTAACCTTCTTTTTAGGCTTGTACACTGCTTCATCTGGTAAGAAGTTCTTCTGTAGATATTCTACATAACCAGTTGCAGCATCATCGCCGTCCATCATCAAGTCAACATTCATGTTAGAAATGATTTGATGTTTAACGTGTTGCTGTTTCTTCTCTTTAGCAATCCTACGAAGGAATGCATAATAGATGATTTGAGTAAAGTACGCAAAAGGATTCTTTGATTTCTCTGGGTTGAAGTTGCCACAATACTGTAGACAGTTTTCAATACCATCAGAAATCATCTCATCTCTATAAGTATAGTTAATGAAATTTGGTCTATACGATAAGTGATTTGCAATCTTTAGAAAGCATTCACCAATGTAATTAGTAACAGGTGGTTGTGGGTCACCTAGTTCCTCAGCGTCTTTGCATCTATCTTTCCATTCTGCCATGGCGGCAAGAAAGTCTGCATTATTGACGTAGTGAACACCCTTTTGTTTTTTAGCCATTATAACTCCACATATTTGTTGCATATAATTTACAACTATTCATATAGTATACACTTTTACAGAAGAAAGTCAATAGAAAAATAAACTTAAATTTATTTACTAAAAACTGTTGACAACCCCTTGACACGGTTGTATAATGGGTATGTACCCTTTAGAGAATAATAGATTTAGTGTATAGTTTTAGACATCATAGAATATGTCTCTAGAGCTTCTTCCATCTCTATCTCATCTAATTCATCTTCAGTAGGTTCTCTCCAATGTCCCCAACTATCTTCTTCCTCAGATAACATCCTTAGAACACAAGCTTCATAGAACTTAGATAGTCCAACTGATGCATCTGCTTTAACAATCACACTACTCTTATTAACACTAAACACTTCTTCATCTGCAAAGTGTATCCACCTTCTTAAAGAGATTGATTCTTCAATACCTTCTCTTGTTAACTTTGGTACAGCACTAACCATCAAAGGATTTGTAATTTCAAATGTCCTTGGATGTTCATCCCCTACCAATCTGCATACAATTTCTTCACCACTTGATAACTTTAGAATAATGTTTTCGTCAATCATTTTATTCTTATCCTTGTAATTTCGTAATCGAACTCTTCCTCTGCGTATATATTTATGCGTTCTTGAAAGTGGTTTATGGTAAAGTTTCTTTTTGATTTGTGGGTAAAGTCATCTGCAATATCGTAGAGGGTGGCGGTATCTTTACTTTCACTCTTACGCAATCCTCTGCCAATACTCTGCAAGGTACGGACTCTAGACTTGCTAGGACTTGAGAACACGATGTTGTGAAGGTTACGGATATTGATACCAGTAGAAAAAGTACCATAAGACGCAACAATAATTGCACTCTTTTCTTTTTCAGTAATAGCACGAATGTCTTCCCTTGTGTTCGTATCAGTACCACCGTAGACATAAAACACTTTCCTGTCCGTAGCTTCTGATATCATCTTATGAAGAACATTACCATGTTTCTCTACATACTGGAACAGTACTAGTGTATTACCCTTTAGGTTAAGTGTCAAGTCTTTTATGAATTTATTTCGTTTCTCGTGTGTTACGATGTAATCCATTTCATCTTGATAACTCATTCCCTTAACATTCTTACACTCTTCTTCAGAGTAAGTTAGAACTAAGGATTTGATTTTGAATTCGGCAAGTGTCTTCTCATCAATTAGTTTCTTAGTAGATATGACTTTATTTAGTGTTCCAAACAATCCTTCCAGAACAAGTCTGTGTGTTTGCATACCATCCAAGGTGCCTGTCAATCCAAACCTATACTTACATTGATCTAGTTTGGTTAGGATAGAAGTCAAGGATTTAGACTTAAATAAATGTGCCTCATCTCCAATAACCAATCCAAAACTATCAAAGTATGATTTGGGCATCTTGTATAATGATTGCCATGTAGATATTACTACAGGCCTTGAGACTTCCCTGTCATGTCCACTATACACTCTCTGCATGTTGTTTTCAGACCAACCATAATCAACAAAGTCTGAGTACATCTGTTCTACTAGAGATGTAGTAGGAACTAGTATAAGAGTCTTGTCTGTTTCTTTGTCCTTTAAAAGCAACTTATAGTAACGCACAAGAATGTATATTATTAACGATTTCCCAGAAGCAGTAGGGCTAAGAAGCAAGGCACGATGTTTTCTAATAGCAAAATCCACGGCATCAACTTGATAGTCACGAGGTTTAATAGGTTTTCCTCTAGACTCAAGTTTGAGTCCATTGATAAATCCGTTAAGTATTTCTCTGTCGAGTTGTTTTTCATCCTTTAATTCCTCACTAATTTCATAGGGTTCTTCCCAATCTTCTAACCACTTTTGCAGATATGATAACAATCCAAGATACAACTCTCCTGTCTGTGCAGAATACAGTCGTATCTTTCCATCCCAAATGCGATTTCTATATGCAGGCATAAACTTAGCGCCTGGCACTTCAAATGTAAAATGATCTGATAGTGAACGAGCGGTAGAGGGTTCAGTACTTACCTCTAAGTAAACCTCGTTCTTCTTTGTTACCTTAGTCACTTATACAACACCATCCACAAACTTGCGCCACTCAATAGCATTTTTGATTTCCCAATTACGATTGCCGACTTGTTTTAGAATACGTTCACAAGTGTCTTGACATATTTTGTAATATTCTACCTTCTGTTTTGCCTTGATGAGGTCTTCATCAGATTCCAGATAGATGGGTAGGTCTGCTTTTAGAATTTTATGGTCGAATGGGTTGTCACGATACACAGTTGCATCAGCTTTACCACCGTAGTACTCCCACTTCTTTCGATAGAGTACACGATAAGTCCCTTCATTCATAAGAACAAGTTGTCTAAATGTGTTGTAGATAGTTAGGTATTTTTGGTGAAGAGATGCAGCCCTCAGAGATTCATCTCCAAGTTCTATTTTATCTATCTTCAAGTCTTTTTCGGCGGATGCCTGCAATTCATCTAATGTCATAATATTTCCATCTTATAAGGTGTGAACAGGGTCAACGAACTTACTGTTCTATATTTTCTCTCAAATTCAGAGAACCAATTAAGGGTGTCTAAGTCGAATCCCCCTGTTCACTGAGATATTTATAATACTTTTAAACTTTGGTTCCCAAAACTTCTACAGTATAATAGT